TTGTAAATCTTAGAGCAAAGATGGAATTCGTGAGTTGGAAAAAAACATAATGAATGTAAAATTAATATCATACACACAAGGAACAGATGGTAAAAACTTATTAGAGCAAGTAGCATATGCCGCTAGAGTTTCAAACCCATCAAATCAAGATAATAACGACACCGCTGAAAAGTTAGTCCGTTATTTGATTAAGCATCAACACTGGTCACCACTTGAAATGGTGAATGTTTGTTTAGAAATTGAAACTACAAGAGATATAGCAAGACAAATACTACGACATCGTTCCTTTTCATTCCAAGAGTTTTCTCAAAGATATGCAGTAGCAGATTTAGGCTTTGAATTTAAAGAAGCCAGATTACAAGACGAAAAAAATCGGCAGAATAGTATTGAAACAGATAACATTGGTTTGAAGTTGAATTGGGAAACACAACAAGATTATGTTATAGTAGCAGCAGAAAGAGCATATCGTTGGGCTATTGAACATGGTATTGCAAAAGAACAGGCCCGATCTGTATTGCCTGAAGGTATTACCGTTTCAAAGTTGTATATGAATGGAACTATGCGGTCTTGGGTTCACTATATACAACTACGAAGCGGAAAGGAAACACAAAAAGAACATCGTGAAATCGCTTTGGCTTGTGCTGATGCAATTGAACCGATTTTTCCCATGATTAAAGAATTTATAACACAATAATAAGGTAAGGCGAATACATGGAATACCTAGGCATCAGTATAGATTTAGAAAAAGATAAATTATTTGACGAACTTGGAATTAAAAGACTTAAAGAAAGTTACATGAAAGAAGATGAAGAATCACCACAACATAGATTCGCATTCGTATCAAAATCGTTTAGTTCCAATCCGGAACACGCACAGAGATTATACAACTACTCTAGCAAACATTGGTTGTCTTATTCTACTCCCATTCTTTCTTTTGGTCGTTCTAAGCGTGGGATGCCTATATCATGTTTCCTTAACTATATTGAAGATACTGCGGAGGGACTAGTTGATAATCTATCAGAAACTAATTGGCTTTCTATGCTCGGGGGTGGTGTTGGTATTGGCTTTGGTATTCGTTCAGCAGACGATAAATCTACTGGTGTCATGCCTCACCTCAAAATCTATGACGCCAGTTCTTTGGCATACAGGCAAGGTCGCACTCGCAGGGGCAGCTATGCTGCTTATCTCAATATCTCTCATCCAGATATTATCTCTTTTTTAGAGATGCGAAAGCCGACAGGCGATCCCAATGTTCGTTGTTTAAATTTACATCACGGTATTAATATCACCGATGACTTCATGCACATCATTGAAACGTGTATGTTGGATCCTGAAGCAAAAGATGATTGGGAATTAAAAGATCCACATTCAGGCGAAGTAAGAGAGGTTGTATCTGCAAAAGAACTTTGGCAGAAAATTCTAGAGCTTCGTATGATGACAGGTGAACCATACATTCACTATATCGATACAAGCAATCGTGAGATGCCACAGTTTCTCAAAGACAAAGGTTTAAAGATTCATCAATCAAATCTTTGCTCTGAAATTATTCTACCCACAAATGAAGAGCGAACAGCTGTATGTTGTTTATCTTCTTTAAACTTGGAGAACTACGATGAATGGAAGTCTGAACCATTATTTCTTAAGGACGTTGCCGAAATGCTTGATAACGTCCTCAATTACTTCATCGCTAATGCTCCTGATGCTATTGCTCGTGCAAAGTTTAGTGCCGAGCGAGAGCGTTCTATTGGCATCGGTGCTCTTGGGTTCCATGCTTATCTACAGCGCAATGGCATTGCTTTTGAAGGAGTAATGGCCAAAGTTGCAAACAATAAAATATTTAAACATATTAGAGAAGGATTAAATAATGCAAATCTCGAATTGGGTACAGAACGTGGCTCTCCTCCTGATTGTGTTGGCACCGGTCTACGGTTCTCTCATGTTATGGCTATTGCCCCAAACGCATCAAGCTCTATTATTATGGGCAACACCAGTCCTAGTATTGAGCCATATCGTGCTAATGCTTACAGACAAGACACCTTATCAGGAGCATATCTAAACAAGAATCGTTGGTTGAATGAATTGATTATTAAACTATCACAGGATAAACCAGAAGATTGGTATAATGATGTTTGGTCATCTATCATTGCTAACGATGGTTCTGTTCAACATTTAGAATGGATGTCTGACCATGATAAAGATGTATTTAAAACATCCATGGAAATTGACCAACGTTGGGTGATTGAATTGGCTTCTGATAGACAACAATATATTGACCAAGCACAGTCACTTAATTTGTTCTTTAGACCAGATGTTAATTTGAAGTATCTCCATGCTTGTCATTTTCTTGCATGGAAAAAAGGATTGAAAACTCTATACTATTGTCGTTCTGAGAAAATTGGTAAAGCAGACAAAGTTGCCAAAAAAATTGAAAGAGAAGTGATTAAAGAATTAGATATGAGCGCTATTGCTCAAGGCAACGAATGTTTGGCTTGCGAAGGCTAATTTTTAAAGGAAAACAATAATGATAAAAAAAATAGAATCAAATCTTTCGGAAGAGCGCAACTATTTCAAACCTTTTAATTATCCTTGGGCATATGAAGCTTGGTTGAAACATGAGCAATCTCATTGGTTGCACACCGAAGTTCCTATGTCAGAGGATGTAAAAGATTGGAAGAAAAAATTAACTAAAGAAGAAAAAACATTCCTAACACAAATCTTCCGTTTCTTTACACAAGGTGATATTGATGTGGCTGGTGGTTATGTTAAGAACTATCTGCCATACTTTCCACAACCAGAGATTCGCATGATGCTCACAGGATTCGCTGCCCGAGAATCATTACATATTGCCGCCTACTCACATCTTATCGAAACATTAGGTCTACCTGAAACCACTTACAATGAGTTCCTAGAGTATGAAGCAATGAGAGAGAAACATGACTATGTTATGGATATCTCCAGTAAGAATACCACTAGAGAGAATACCGCAACACATATTGCCGTGTTCTCAGCCTTTACCGAGGGTATGCAACTATTCAGTTCATTCATTATGTTATTGAATTTTGCTCGCCAAGGTAAAATGAAAGGTATGGGTCAGATTATCACATGGTCGATTGTTGATGAAACTCAACACGCAGAGTCTATGGTTAAATTGTTTAGAACATACATAGAAGAAAATCGTGAGATTTGGAATGATGATCTCAAAGGAAAAATATACACGATTGCAGAAAGAATGGTTCAACTAGAAGATAAGTTTATTGACCTTGCATTTGGTGTAAATGAAATGGAAGGTTTATCTTCAGAAGATGTTAAGAAGTATATTCGTTATATTGCAGACCGCCGCCTAATTTCTTTAGGACTCAAAGGTGTGTTTAAAGTGAAAAAGAATCCTCTACCGTGGGTGGAAGAAATGATTAACGCACCAACACATACTAATTTCTTTGAGAATCGTGCTACTGATTACGCAAAAGGAGCTTTATCAGGAAATTGGGGTGATGTGTGGGCTCATTAAGGAAATCAAATGACAAACAAATCATTATCAGGCGACTGCCTGAATTGTGAATCAACTTATAGTGTATCATATATGGAAGAAATGGTTTCACAAGAACTGCCAGAGTATTGCCCATTTTGCGGTGAACAAATCGAAGAATTATCCGAGGACTATATAGAGGATGATGACGATGATTTGGATACTAAGGAATGGGACTAAACTGGCAATATGATGGTAAAGATTTTACGGAAGATTTGATTGGTAATAATTACGGGTTCGTGTATCAGATAACTAATCTGACGAATGGTAAAAAATACATAGGTAAGAAATTCTTTTATTCTACCAAAACCAAACAAGTCAATGGGAGAAAGAAAAAAACGAAGGTTTTCTCAAACTGGCAAACTTACTATGGAAGTAGTGACAACCTACAGAAAGATGTGTTACAATTAGGACATGAAAAATTTGTACGTGAAATCCTACATTTATGTAAATCTAAAGGTGAATGTGGTTATCTCGAAGCAAAAGAACAGTTTGTTCGTGGTGTAATGGAATCGGAAGATTACTATAACACATGGATAATGGTAAGAGTTAGAAGATCACACATAAAGGAATATAATGCTAGACTTTCTCAGACCACTAAAGAATGATAAGTTTGATTTCTTAACATTCTTAGATGGTGATAAAGAAAATTCAATACAAATCCAAGGACAGGATTATGCCAATCCTGGAGAAAAGATTGATGGTAGCGCTATGGGTGATGCATATCATATTATACTATTTCGTAATGATGAATTAGAAGATAAGTATATTGACTTTGATCATTTCGATGCCATATTACCAGATCCATTAGAATACATTTCAGGACTCATACCATCAGGCTGGCTTGGTATAATTGCCAAAAAGACCACCACATCACAAAAAATTGTTGACAAAATAGTTGACAAAATACAAAAAGCATGATACAATAGAATCTTATTGGAAACTATTGAAAGTTTATTATGGTCTTAGTTGATTTGAATCAAGTGTTACTTGCTGGTCTAATGGCACAAATTGCTAATCAGAAAGGCAAATTGGAAGAAAGTTTAATACGCCATATGGTATTAAACATCATACGCACTCATGTGAAGAATTTTAAAAATGAGTATGGTGAGATTGTACTTTGTTGTGATAATCGTAAATATTGGCGTAAAGATTTTTTTCCATTTTATAAAGCTGGTAGAAAAAAGACCAGAGAAAAATCTGATTTAGATTGGCATCTTATTTTTGATATTCTTGCTAAGTTAAAACAGGAACTCAAAGAAAACTTTCCATATAAAGTAATTGATGTTGAGGGTGCTGAAGCTGATGATATCATTGGTACCTTGGTTCCAATCTATGCTCCAAGCCAAAAGATTTTGATTCTATCGAGTGACGGAGATTTCTTACAATTACAGATGTATGGTAATAATGTCAAACAATACAATCC